TGTCCTCACCACTACCGATGGCAGCTCGGACTCGATGTGTTTGGCCTTGGGCTTCCCTCGCTGCGCCTTCAATCGGTGTACGGAGCAGGTCGTGGGGGACTAGGGGTTATCTCGCGGTTCGCTGCAGCCCGGCGGCCTGGTGATGTGGGCAACTGCTCGCGAGGTGCCGATCCGAACATCGGCTGGGCTTGTTACTGCATGGGCTGGTTCCTCCTATTGGTGTCTTCTCGGTCTCTCGTTCCATGTCAGGGATCGATCCCACTCCCAGATGCCGCAACTGGCGACGCACCTGGTGACTTGAGCGACTTCGCGTGCAACGCATGGGCTTGCACGGCTGGACTATCTGGCCCAGCTCAGGCTGCGTCTTTTGCCTCTTCCAGCGTCGTCGCGACGGTGGCGCAGCAGAGGGTTCCCGAATTGTGAAAAGAGCGTTCCGGCTTCGCCGAGGCATCTCTGCCTTGCCAGCGCGGTGGATGCGTTGGTGTTGATGTAAAAATTATCAGCGGTCATAAATCAAGTCAACACCTGCGGTAATAAAATTTACTACCGGCATGAAAAAGCCCGCTCCAGGCGGGCTCAGGATTCGGCATCAGGTGGGAATGGGCGCCCCATCAGGTACAATCCCACCCTCAGACCGGAGGGCTTATGAGCTACAACCTTGCGAACCTACCGATGGACGAACGCCGGGCGATAGAAGACGAGAAGTCGGAGTTGTTCGCCTACTGGCAGCAGAACCTGGACAGAGCGAAGGGAGATGCCGCGCGCATCCTGGGCGAGAAGGATCGGCGGAAGGGGAAGTGGCGGGAGTGGGCCGCAGAGCAGATCGAGGTGCTACAGCCCGAGCAGTATCGGGAGATGGTCAGGAGGGAAGTAGGGCGGTAGGTCAGAAACGAAAAGGCCGCACTCAATGGCGCGGCCTTGTCCTGGTAGCTGCTGTCTTCCCAGCTCCAGGGCAGGGGAAATTTACCAAAACGGGTAGGGCGGTCAAGGGGCGGAAACGAAAAGCCCCGCGGGTGCGGGGCTATATGCGTTTAAGCTGCCAATGCCTCTGCTAGCCGCTGTGGAGTGGAGAACACGATCACAGAAGCGCACTCGGCAAGAGCGGTAGCGGCTTTGGACATCTCCAACTCATCGGTTGGCTCCAGTACGACTATGCGCCCAGCCGCCGGAACAGCGTTTTTCAGGTCGATCATCTTTCCCAGAGCGTGGTAAACGGATGGCCAATAGGGGCCATCACCACTCGCACTGATCGGCTGAATCACTTGGGGAGACGCTGAATCGCGCACCAGGGCGAACGGGAACTTGAGTTGGTGTCCGCTTGCTCCCTGAATCTCAAAGCTTCGCTTTACGCCTTTCTTGAATTGGGCTCGCAGTGCCTGACCAACCACGCGTTCAAATTTGGTTTCGCCTGCAGGCTGCCATTGGGTGCAGGCATAGCTGATGGCCATGGCTGCCTCAATGAACCTGGCCAGATAATAGGGTGCTTCACCCGAATCGCAGGCGACAAAAAGCTCACCTGCTTCCGAAAGCTGAACATGGTGGTCGGTTGCAATGGTGGCCAGCCGCTTGCCGCGAGAAGCCGATGGAGCAACGCCGACTGTCATAGCGTGGAAGAGGGTGTCGGCGTTATCAGAAATGCGCACACGGCCACGCCCTATGTCTTGGACATAGGCGCCGATCAGGTTGCCATCGTAAGGGACAGTGATGGCGCTCTCCATGTAGAAGAGGTCATCACGCATGGGAACGCAGGTCATGGCGAGAGCGTTCCCTAGCTCTGCACAATTCATATCAGCCTCATTTGGCCATCGCGGCCCAAAAGGTCCGGCAGGTTTAGCTTAGGCGCACCAAGAATATTGGCACGTTGCAGAAACTGCTGCCACAGCTCTTCGACAGGCGCTCGCGTAATGGGTTCGGCATAGCCATAGGATGCCTCTTGAACCGGTAGGTGAACGTGAGGATGCCCAACGCGCTGCTTGTAGAATGGTCGACCAAGCCCAACCGAGTTGGTATGGCCTGTGACTCCGTCCTCATCGATTGCCAGCGATCTAGCGCCCCCTACATGCAGACCGAAGTACAAGCGCTCTGGCACGTCGCCAAGAGTTCCTTCCTTGTATTCGAGCTGGACAAACAACCCTTCTTCCAGTCGATCACCCACGCGCAGGATGCTTCTGTGTTTGTAGGTGTTAGGCCAATTGTGCAGGCTCGACTGTACCCACTCAATGAAGGGGCCGGCAGTCCAGTGCTTTTCAAGTGCTATCCCCTGGATGGCGGTTTCGTAGGGGATTTTCAGTGCCTTCGCCATGCGGCTGAATTCCTTGTCAATATGACGTGTCCAGCTAGGTCGAGGCTTACTGCCCCATGATCTGCCTATAGCTACCGCTTGAAGGCTCCGCGCGTGCGCAGTGTCGACCACCAGAACACCCACCCGATGATGCTGATGCTCTTGGCCTGCATCTCTTCGGGCGAGTACTCCTCGTCGGCGTACTCGTCGCGGTTGAAGCTGCGCAGGCGTAGGCCGCCACCTGGTAGCCGGTAGAGGTACTTCACCCGCAGCATCCCGTCGTGCTCCAGAGCATAGATTTCCCCATCCACGACTCGGGTAGTCGACGTGTCGATGCCAACGGTGGCGCCGCTCGTGATGAGTGGCTCCATGCTGTTGCCCTTGAGCTGGGCGCATACCGCCGCTGCAGGGTCTACGCCGGCAGCTCGGAGGGTGGCGTAGGAGAAGCGCAGCTTGCGACCAGGCATCTCCAGAACTGCTGTACGGCCTGATCCGGCGGCCAGTTCAACTTCCTTGTAGAGCGGCAATTCCACCTCGTCATCGTCTAACGGCGTGCTGTCGTCCCAGGGCGACAGGTCGCCGATCATGACGGCTTCTGGCTCGTCGTTCCTGGCTGGTAATGCTGTGCGAGCCATAGCTCGTATTTCTGCCGCCAGCCTTGGGCTGAACGCCTCAACTGGCTCCTGAAGGTAACGAGAGAATACGGCTGCAGCTTCAGCATTCAGCGCGTTCCTTCCCCTCAGGTAATGGCTAGCGGCGCTCTGCGAACTAGCTTTTAGTCCTTCGAGCGCAATCTTTTCCTGGGTTACCCCAAGCATTTTTTTCTTGGCCCTGTAGATGGCGTTCAGGGCATCGCATTCGCGCTGCTCCTCCTCCGTCAGAGACCTTTTCTTTGATGTCTTTTCCATGAGCCAAGGCTATGACCTGAGGTAATTGGCGTTCTAAGACCGCATGTCTTGCTAAAAACAAGACCGCAAGTAATAATCTGTGCGTACCACCAACGGAGCGCCCCATGAAGCGGATACATCTCAAGCAATTCGTCGCTGACCGCGGGCAGGTTGATTCGGCTTCCCTGCTGGGCGTTACCCAGGGGGCAATCAGCAAGGCCCTGCGCGTTGGTCGCGATATCTACGTCACCGAGCACGACGACGGAACCTTTACCGCCGAGGAGGTCAAGCCGTTCCCTACCCAGACCTCGAAGACTGCCGCCTAGCCGACAGCCGCACGAATTCATAGGAGAGAGCCATGGGCATCTGTTCTGCATTCATTCCGCGCCGTCTTGTTGAGCGCCTGGCCAGGGTGTTCCGTCGTGCCCGTGGCGCAGACGCTCCTTACCGTTACTCGTTTCTTGAGCCGTCTATTGACCGGGTTCTTCCGGCTGTGCCGAAGCCTGGATCTCGTCGCGGCACTGGAGATGCGAGGTCCAGTCACGAACAGGAGCAAATTCCTCATCCGTCAGCCGGAGTTGAACAAGCTCCTCGTGAAGGACAAGCAGAAGGCCCCCAAGATCAAACCCCTTCATCTGCTCCGGGTGCCAGTGATGCTTGTTGATCAGGTAAAGCCTGGCTGCCTCAACCTGGGTGAGGCCGAGCCACGGTGCCGCGTACTGGCGGCGCAGGCGTTCGCAGAAGCACTTCAGCTTGTACATGCCAAGAGCACTTCTTGCCACGTCAGCATCCGTTGGATGGTTGGGGGACTGTTTGCGCAGCATCTCTTGGTTCGCATCCCGAAGGTCATACCACTCCCGCTGGTAATTCATCTTTTCGTTACGCATATGCCGGGCCTCCGTGGCCGTTTCGTGTGGAAGCAAAACGATAGCACGGAGCGCCTGGCGCCCATTGAGACCGGTCATTTGCGGCGCGCCGCAAGCCGGGTGACCGCATGGCTGATCTCGGCTTTGCCCTGTAGTTCGGACAGATCAGCAGACATGGGGGACCTCCTCCATAAGGGAGACATTCGATGAAGCTTCAGATTGCTGCGGACCTGAACCCTCTGGAGGAAGCATGTGAATGCCTACTTCGGCTTGAAGCGGTCCCCGAATTTCCGCTTGAGCAGTTCCTGAGTTTGCTTGGTTGCATGGTCGACCAGTTGGGCTCTGGTCCTGACTTCGCCGCAGTTCACGCACGTGACGGGAGAATCGTTCTTGAGTTCGGACGGATGTTTGAACTGTTCGCCGCCGCAGTTGGGGCACTTGATCTGTATCTGAGCCATCGGGATTCACCTCTGCTCGGTTGACGGTTGGCGCTTTCAGCCTAGCGGACAACGCGTCACCTGCGCAGTGGTGAGGAAGCCGGGGCAGACCGGCACGGATTTGGAGGTCGAGCGGCATTGGGTGATTTCCATGTCGATTGATCGAGTGATGACAGGTTGCCAGCGCGGTCGCGAGGGCTCCACGGAAGAACAGAGAGGATTTTCCGAATGGAACAGTTTCTCCAGACGCTCCACACCGAGGTGAAGGAGCAGGGCGCCAAGGGGCTTTACGCGAAGTGCGCCTTCAAGACCGAGGTGTCGCTGCTGCAGCACACCAACCCCTACAGCGAGTCGCACAACCTCAACCTGCCGAAGTTCCTGCTGATCCTGCAGAACCTCGACCAGGAGCGCCTGTATCGCGTTCTCGGCGCCCTGGTGGGCGAGTTTGGCTACGACCTGGATGCCAAGGAGACGGTCGGCGCGTGCTCGCTGACCGCGGCAATGATGCACGTCTCCAAGGAGGTCGCTGACCTCACCCTGGCCGTTCATGAGGCCCTGGAAGACAACCACGTCAACCAATTGGAGAAGGCCCAGATCCGCCGCGAGATCCAGCACGTCCGGCTGAGCCTGGACGGCATGGAAGAGTCGGTGAAGGTGGCCTGACGTGATCCGCCAACGCCTGACCGCTGAAGACTATGCCGCCATGGCAGTCGCTGCTGAAGAGCTGGTGGAACGGAGCGTTGGCGTTCGGAAGGAAATGAACAAGGCCCTGAGCGAGCGCTACAGGGCCTTGTCGGTGCGTGGCTCGGTGGCAGCCGAGAAACGCGAGGTACATCAAGTCGTGACAGGTGAAGTATGCAGCCTAGAACTCTGACTTACAACGCCGTGGAACTTCGTCCGGCGAAG